TCTTAAAGCCATGAGTTTTAAACGATTTTATGAAATCGTTATAAACTCTAAGAGGCTTAGAGCTGGAGTTACAGTTGAGAGGACTATCAGATAGGAGTGCTAAGTACGAGCACATAAATAGTGAAACACTATTTATGTTCAAGTCATCAACACCGCATAACTTGCAAAAGTCATCGTCAATGATGAATTGATGATGACGACCGAGGATAGAAATATCTATCCTTTGCAAAGGATACTATGGGGTTACAGGACTGCCGAAAAGCAGGTTCTGCAGCCACACGGTATCACGGACGCCAGACGAAACGGAAGCGTAGCTATATGAGAATACAGCTGCGATCAGTTTGTTGAAGTCCGCAAGTTGCACAGGGGCCCCGTTCGTGATAACGAAACTGATAGTGGCTTGAATAGGCCACCAAGTAACGATACCAGTAACGGAGTCGGTCTGTGTGCACCACGTTCTAAAGGTGATAGACCCATAACGGGTCTTAGCATCTTGAGAGGGTGGGTCCACGCTATACGTGATCGTAGCAGGGTGATTTGGATCACCGCTAGATAACGTATACACGGAGGTGTTTCGACCTGTCTTCGGATCAGAATCGAGCTGCGTAGAAACGCGACCCGATTTATCCGCCACAATAGTGGTAACGGACTCAGTTGAGTTCGAGGAGACATGATCGATTGCGTATGACAAAGTCATATTGTAGCCGCCTTTCGCAGCAAAAGTCACAAGTGTGACTGGACGTTGCCTAAGACAAGTCTTAGGAGAATTGTGGCTATACTATCTGTTGATGGTATAGACATACCAAAGTTATACTTACTAGCTCGAGGAAATGGATAGTAGAAACTGACGTCTCTATTATACACTCTTAGGGCAGGAAGTGTACCATTGGTACTAACAACATTCAAAGTTGTTAGCTCCTGAGCACTGAGCTCAGAGGAAAGGGTATAAGAGTGCACATAAGACGCGGGTATTGGGGATAAGAATATCCCTTGAATACACGATTTATATGCAGCAGATATACCAAGAAAACCTTCTATCATACGGTAGAAGGGTATCTCAGACCGGGCAGATGTAAACTGAAAAAGAAAATCAGACACATCTATACCGATCAGGGATGAGAGGAGGTACGGAGTACCAACTCTCATTACTATCGTAGTCCGAGTTATGAGGTCTGTCTTAACCCGTCCAAATGTCCCAGTGGGAAAAGTGAACTGATAAGATCCGTGCCCGCTGACCTTTCCATTGAGAACAATGGAATATTTAGCGGCTGCGACATCGATAGCCCAAGTGGTGACCAGCTCCTTCAAGAGCAGGAAATCAGAATGGGATAAAGATGATGATACAAGCAGGTTCATCAAAGAGTCAAAGTGAATCTTAGATGAAAGCTTGTCAAGGGAGAGAAGTTCTGGACGGAACTTGAGAAAAATATTCTCAAGATCAGAAGAGAGCTTCAGAACCTTGGCCACGGAACGATAATACAGATCATCA